GGCTCCGGTTGCAGCCAGAACTGCCAGTCGTAGGTGTTGCTGCGCTGCAGAAGGGTTGTCAGTTCGATTCCGAGTCCTTGTTGTGCCAGCGTTAGCTTTTGGCTAAGGTCGATGTTCTCCGTCTGCGCTGTCGCCAGGACGGAAGAGTCCTGGGCCGTGAGATCCTGGATCGTCGATATTCCGTCCGTGAATAGCGCCATCGTCCCGGCCGCCTACTCTTTGCCCGCCGGTGCGACGCCCTTGAGCTTGCGTAGCTCAGTGGGCGAAATGACGGTGAACTGCATCCGCGACGCCGCCGCCAGCTGATCGGCTTGCCGCTTCGCCTCCGCCTTCTTCTCTTGGAACTCGCGCGCTTCCTCAGCCGTCGCCAGCCGCGCGCCGCCCTCCACGATCATCCTCGCCGCGATGCGCCGCGGAACCTCGGTGCGTACTCCCTGCCGTCCTCCATCGGGCGTCTCGAGGCTGACCAACACCACCGAAGGATCTTTTAGGCTCTCTTCCATCGCTCGAATCTTCTTGAAATATACTTGTAAGTCCATGGTCGTCTCTTGTGGGGTCGGGCGCGCCGACCCCCCTTTCTTGTTGTTGGCCTGAGTCCATCCTCGCGTGGGCGCCAGCTACGTATTCACTTGAACGCCAAAGTTGTTGCGGATCACCGCACAACCGTATAGCACGTCCACCGTGAACTGCTGAGCCAACGTATTCGGCTGGTAGCTCATCACTACCCGCATCCCGAAGTTCCCCATCTCCGCGTAGTGCGCCACCGCGCCCGTGCCGTACAGCGGCTGCGGCAGTCTCCGGATCACCAGGCCAATCGCCGGCTTGGTGAAAGCCAGGTTGTGGGTCGTCATGGGCGAACTGCCGGTGTACGCCACGAACTGCGACCGCATCACGAAAAAGTCCTTGATCTTTCCCACCGCGCCGTCGATCAGAGCCCGTAGCCCCGCCTCGCCGGCTGTCTGGAATTCGCTGAAGCGTTCGATCTGCCGCAATGCGGAGTATGTCGCGGCATCCACCACCAGGAACTTCGGCTCGGATGGCGGAACCTTCGCCGTGAATAGTGAGCTCTCTGCCTGATCGATCACCGCTTCCACCAGCGGCGTCCCCGGCGTCCCCACCGGTGTGTTCGCCGTAAACCCGGCAAACAAGTTCAGCAGGCTTGTCTCAATGCTCTCGGCTATCGCCACCACCGCCGGTTGCATGTAGACCTGCAGTAAGTCCGGAACCGCCAATACCTTGGTCACATCCGGAATCTGGAAAGTCGCTTCGGCGTGTGTGTTCAGTACAATCTGCGCATTTCCCAGGTTCGGGTTCTGCGGTTGAACTTGTCCACCTTCGGCTATGTTGTTGGCTACCAGCACCGGGGGAATCGGAATGTTCACCGTGTCCCCGGCCTGCGCCAAAACTGGTTCGTAATCGCGGTTGACCAGGTTACCCATGACTAGGTTCCCGACCAAGGCGGGCAGAGCGTCTGCCGCCACCAGCTTCACAATCGCGCTGGCCACATTAGCTGATGTAATTATCGCCATTCATTCTCCTCAGTTGAGCAGGCTCCTCTGCCTGTCCTTTGAATTCAGGCATTCCTGCCTGTCGTGCCTAGATGCCGCGCAGGTTCTGCGAAGCAACGCGCAGAATCTCCTTCCGCACCTTTTCCATCTGTTCGGAACTCATCCCCGGCCGGATGCCCTCGATGTCCACGCTTTCGGTACTCTCCCGCGGTGCCTTGTGCGCTCCGGTGATCCCCGATCCGCCGGGTATCCTCGCCGGCAGAAACTCCGGATTCTCGCTTACGAAGTTGCTCAGATATTCTTTGAGCGGCACTTCGCCTTCGTCGCTGCGCGCCAGCAGCCGGCCGTCCTCCGCGCGGAATACACCGTCATGCACCGCGCGGTATGCCAGGTCCACCTTCGCAACCCCCAGCCGCTGCAGCTCCGCCCGGATGGCCGAACCTCTTTCCGCCTGCTCTGCCGCCTGCCGGCTGCGCTTGCTTTCTTCCTCCACTTCGTTCAGCCGCCGTTCCAGTTGTTCGCGGCGTTTGCGTTCCTCCACCAACTCGGTCTTGTAGGCCGGCTCGCTCTTGGCCTGTTGCTCTTGGAGAAACTCCTGAACTGCTTGTTTCACGATCGCTTGTACGTCTGTGTCTTCCATAACCGCCTCTTTTCCCAAGCCGCGCTCTAATAGAAGTTCAGCTCTGTGCCTCGATCTCCTGCGCAATCTGAGTCTTAATCTCCTGCCGCACGTCCGATAAAAACTTGAACGCCAGTTTCTTGAATACCTGTTTCTTCAGCGTCTCGGATTCGATTCCTAAAGTGAGCAGCTTTCGCGCGTCGTCTAACTCATTGCTGAAATCCGCGATGTCGAACTCATCCAGGCCTGAAACGTCGATTGAAATGTTGTCCTGGCGTGCCGCCGCGATGGCCCGAAGGACTTGCTTCATCGTTTCCTTTACCGCGTCGCCGTACGCCCGCAGCACCTCTTGCGTGATGCTGAAATCCCTCTGCTTGCTCGCTCCCGACTGGTGCTGGCTCGATGAGTCCGGCCCGGCTGCGTGCGAAATCAGATAGCACACCCGGTAAATCTCGTCTTTGAGCTGAATCAAATTGTCTGCGGCTATTTGGTAAACCTTGCCTTCCGGTTCGGTCCATCCGAATCGGTCTCCCGGAGCCAGTTGGATAAAATAGGAGTCGCCCACGATCTGGTTCCATTCCCGTTCCGAGTAGATTACCGGAGAGGCGAATAAACCCATCGTCAGCGCCCAGGACAGCGCGTTCGACTTGTTGAAGTGCTCCAGTTGCAACAGGGCCGCCTTGTTCATTAGCCAGAGTCCTTCGGTCACCCGCAACGGGAAAATAGGCACCCGGTTCTGGCTGGCCAATCCGTGCAGCCCTTCATCCACCAGCCGCACTTCTTTGTCCTTCAGTTGCTGATAAACCTGGTAATTGTGCCGGTCGTAGTAGATCCAGCGGGTTTCGCGAGTCCAGTCGCTTTCCGTAACCTGTGACTTGCGCAGCGACGACGTCCGGATCACCGCCCAGTCCAGCCCTCCGCGGTCGTCGTAGCTCCAGTTGATGAGTTCCTCGGGAGAGTAATCCACCAGATAAGCCCGCGAGCGCCCCGCGGCGTCCTCTTCCGCGCGGTTGCTGATTGAAACCGACGATCGCGGAAAATCCACTACGATGTAACTTCGTCCCTGCACCAGCGTTTGCACAATCCGCTGGCGGAAGAACTCGGCTATGGAGGTGCCTTTCAGGTCGCAATCCTCCGCAAAGAGGTTGTAGAAGCTCTTCGCCGTGTCGTCGCTGCCGTCGAACACCAAACCCGCCTCGCGCCGCATCAGTGTCGCCGCGTACCAGTCGATGATCGAACCGATATAGTTCTCGTAGAACACGCGGCTTAAACGCTCGGCATAGATATCGTTAGGTTCCTTGTGCCGCCTGATCAGATACTCGAAGGCGTTCTCCCGCATCGGTTCGCCGCCGGCGTAAAGATCCCGGTACTTCTTCCACATCGCCTTCTTGGCGGCATACTCTGGGTGCTCTCGATCGATGTTCACCATCTGGTCCTCAAATCAGCCGCTCCTGGTGTTCGCCGATCGCCGGCTGTGGCCTGCATTCCTGCCACAACAGGTAACCCAGCGCGTCCGAAAGATGGGTCCTCCGGCGATCCTTTTCCTTGTCGATTGCGTTGCTGTCCGCTTTGTACGACACCTGCTCGAAATCCTTGATCAACTCCTTGCACCTGGAATCCACCAGTAGGCGGATCTCGCCGCTCGCCGTTCGCAGTTTGGCGTTAGTCAGCATGATCCGCTCCCGCACGCTCGGGTTGGCTTTGGGCACCTTATAAGTTACCGGTGCGCCGTAGCTCACCCGGAAATACTCCCGTACGATCTGGTAATCCGAGGCGCCCGTAGTGTGCTGACTGTTCCCCGATGCGTCGCCATAGATCACAACCCCGCTCCTGTGGCTCGGAAACCGCTTCTCAAATTCCTCGCAAGCTTCGCGTGTGCTGGCGTGCCGGAGGGCGATTTCGTCCAGCACGAACACCGTCCGGCCTTCTATCTGCGCCACCACCGAAGACATTGGGTCCACGTTGAAATCCAGCGCCCACATCAGCGGGCAGTTCGGGTTTACCCGCAAGCTCTTCACATGATCCGGACGGTCGAAGGCGCAATATACAAGTCCGCCTTGCTGGCTCAGGTACTGCCCCAGCGCTTCCTGTTGATAGAAAGTCTCGTCGTAGCTGTTCTTCAGCCGCTCGTAGAAGTCCGGAACCTTCTCGAGCAGGTACCGGTTCTCATGCGGCTTGGCGACAATCGCGCTGTATCCCGCGACTGGGTCCGCAATGAACTTCTGATAGACCCAGTCGTAGCCCTTCGGCGTCCACACAGCGAAGCCGCGAAGTGTCTTCGCTTGTGGGTCCCGCAGCCGTCCTTCCAGTCGCAGCCAGGCGCCCTCTGGCGAATAAGTCAGCTCGTCCAGTCCAAACCAGGCCAGGTTAGTCCCGCGCAGCCGCTCGAAATCGTCTACCGGCCGGAAGATGATGCGCGATCCCGTGTGTGTCATCGTCAGCATGTTCTCGGCCTTGTTGTATTCGTACGGAAGATCTTGACTGTCCAGAATTGCAAACAATGTCGTCTGCGTGGCATCCCGTAACATCGGATAAGTCGGCGCGCCGATCAGGCCCAACCTTCCTTCGTTGTAATAGGTGAGCCTGATGGCTTCTTGGCAAAGCGCCTGGCTCTTGCCGGAAGCGATCGGCCCGGAGAAACCCTTGAACCGCGACTGGCACTCGTGAAAAGCCCGTTGTGAAGGAAGTGCAATATACTCTATGCCTTTTTCAAGGATTCCGTGGTCGCTGCCGGTTCTATCCATCGCACCCTGATTTCGCGCGGTTCGTCTGCAACCAGTTCCTTCTCGATTTGTAGTAGCCGCACCAGGTCCGCCAGCGTCGGTTTCATTGCTTCCGTCCCCAGCTTTTCCTCGATGCTCTCAATCGCTTTCTTGACGATCCGCGCTCTGCGCTTCCGTTGTTCTGTCATCCACAAACCCTATTCCCGATTTGAGACTAGCATCCGAACCTTCGCGGCCGGACCGCGACTTTGCCTAAGTGACAGATTTTGAACGTGCAGATTATATTTCTCGACGTGTGACTGAAGGGCGGGCTTTAGCCCGCGCGAGGCTTTAGCCTCGATCGGAGTGGCTCGCTAAAGCCCATGTCTTCTAAGGAAAGAAAGGAAAGACTATCCGCGCTGGTGGCCCAGCCGGTCCGCCAGATAGAAGTGCACGGCCGGCGTCACCACCAGCGACAGCACCATCGAAGCCAGGATCCCGCCGATTACCGCAATCGCCAGCGGCTGCAGCATCTGCGATCCCGCGCCCCACGCCAGCGCCAGTGGAATCATCCCCGCCACCGTCGCCAGCGCCGTCATCATGATAGGCCGCAAGCGCCGCTCGCCCGCCCGGATCATGCTTTCTTCCGCCGGCGTCCCTTCGCCCCGGAACTTCTGGTCCGCGTCCAGCAGCAGGATGCCGTTCTTGGCCACAATCCCGATCACCATGATCAGTCCCATGAACGAAGAAATATTGAACGTCGTCCCGGTCGCCAGCAGCGCCAGAAAAACGCCCGATGTGGACAGCAGCGCCGACGAAAGTATCGCCACCGGCGCCGCGAAACTGCCGAATTCGAACAGCAACACGATGAATACCAGCAACACCGCCAGCACCAGCACGAACACTAAGTCCCGGAACGAGCGTTGCTGCTCTTCGTACCCGCCCCCATAGGCCACCCGGATGCCCGCCGGAAGGCCCACTCGGTTGACCACCTGCTGTACGGCCTTCATGCCCGCGCCCAGGTTAAGCCCCTCCAGTCGCGCCGTCACCGCCACATCGCGTTGCAGGTTCTCGCGGCGGATCTCCGTTTGCCCCGGTTCTTCGGTCGCCGCGGCAACCGACCCAAGCGTCGCCGTCTTCCCCGTCGAACTCACCAGCAGCGTGTTTTCAATCGCGTCCAGCGATGCCCGTGTCTGCTCTGGAAAACGTACCCGGATCGTGTAGGCCCGGTCGTTCACCACCACCGGCGTGGGCGCCGGTTCACCTTGCAAAATGACACTCGTGTCCAACTCGACTTCCTGCGGCGTGAACCCCGCGCGCGCCGCCACGCCCGGATTCACCTGAAAAACCAACGCTGGTCCGCTAATCGTGTTATCGATGCCGTTCAACACGTCCACCACGCCGGGAATCTTCTTGATGGCATCCGCCACCTTCGGCGCCCATTCCCGCAGCACCGCCGGATCTTGCGAAAACATCTTGATCAGAATTGGCTCAGGGGCATTGGAAAGGTCGCCGATCATGTCTTGCAGCAACTGCGGGTACTCCACCTCCAGCATGGGAACCTGCTTGGCGACCTTCGCGCGCACTTCCGCCACCACCTCCTCGGCGCTGCGGTCGCGCTTGCGCTTCAGCTTCACCGAAATATCGCCGCGATTCGCCTCCGTCACCGTCGCCAGCCCGAGTTGCAGTCCGGTCCGCCGCGAAGTGCTCTCCACCTCCGGCGTCGCGCGCAGAATGCCTTCCACGGCTGACACCGTTCGGTTGGTATCGTCCAGCGAAGAACCGGCGGGCATGAGGTAGTCCACGATAAACCCGCCCTCATCCATGCCCGGCAGCAGGTCCGATCCAAGCGCCTGGTAGCACAAATAGGAGCCCGCAATCACCGCCAGGCTGAACGTCACAAAC